CCACTGGTCGTTCCAAAAGTAACATCAACAACAGCCGTCGCAGCGTTCCTTGAGTTTGGAACATACCCCAAATTCTTTGCGAGTGATACTATAGAACGTCGAAGAACTGCCGAATCAATGAAAGACTCTGCTGCAAGCATGTTTGCATAGAGAGCCATGTAGTGTGTGTTGTAGGCAAGAAGATCTAAAAGGATATTTGTTCCCGAGCCTTCATAATCGAAGTCGCTGAACTCATTTGTACCCGAAAGAAACGTCTTCAGGTTTTCCTTGATTCCGTCAAAATCAAGATCTGTTACTGGTGTGGTTAATGCACGATTTGGCATTTTACCTTAGCCTTTCTATTGTTACAAAAACCTTTGAGTTTTCTCTCGTATTCAACAACATGAAAGATATCGTTACTTCGAATGTGTTTGTATCTTCGTTGAATATGACGACAACGTCATTTATTTTTGCTCTTGGTTCGTATCGATTCAAAATATCTATGATGTTTGATCGAACCATTACAGCGGTCATTGGAGTCGCTGGTTCAAACAACAATCTAGTAAGCCTTGCGTCTATTTGAGGCTTGAATGGCTTGTCGTATTTGTTCATCATGACAAGATTACGAATCGCTCGCTTAACTGCCTCTGCATCTGTCTTCTGTGGGACATCAGATGTCATTGGGTGTGGAGCAAAGTCTAGATCTAGATCTTTGAAAAGGTTTTTTCGTATCTTATTCATCTATAGTCTTTGGCTGAGTTCAGCAGGAATGAGATTTGGTCGCGGGTATATTCAAACTCTGTTTTGGTTGCAGTTTCATCTACATTATCCAGAGTTCCCAAATCACACCATTCAATTGTTATGTATCCATAAACCACCAAACTATCATTACAAAAAAGTGGGAGAATGGAGAAAGCGATGGTGTCGTGCAACTCGTAGAACTTTTTGGTGTTCGACTCAAACAAGCCGCTTGTCATTCTGATGTGCGAATCGTTGTCTCTGAGTTGTTGAATGATCTCAACGAACCGACTCACCAAAACATCCTGCCTAAACTGCATAGTGGATGGTGTTTTAGGATCGCATGATTGATGGGATATACTCATTCTTCGCATACAAGAGCCGTCAGCAAACTTACCACCATTATGAAATTGGGTAAGCGAGGTTCTTGATGCCTTGCTTTTCATACGCAGTTCACCTAACATATCGGATATCCGCATGTTGACGTGATTGAATGTCTCTTCTCTTCTTGCGGCTGTTCTTTTCTTAAAGTACCTAATAATAGGTTTTAATGCGATAATCGCTGTTATAAGAGCGGTCAATGATCCCAAAACAGCACCAAGAACCTCAACCCAACTAAGTATTGAATCTGTACCCATATCTTTCTCCAAAGTGTGAAATATTTATCAACTACAAAATGATAAGATAATCACCATCAATCATCAGACTGATCTATTCTTTAGACTTGGGATGAGACTCAAAAAGTCCACTGGGGATCCCTCAACTGTTACCCCATTTTCTGCTGCCAAAGATGACAACTGACTACTTGCACCTGGCTGCGTTATTAGATTTGTTATAAGTTGACCGCCATAGCAAGGATCTGTCAATATGCTTGAGATTAGACCATTCGCTAAAGCATAATCGGCTAGGATAATAGCAGCAGCAGCATAAGTTGCTCTATCCGCATCTTCAAAACCTTGCATGGTGGTTGTAAGTTCGCTTATGTTTGTGGATAGTTCTCCGAGTTGAGAAAACAATCTGCCAAGTTCTTGTGTGTTTTGACCTTGACTAAGACTGAGTTGATACCCAACCTCACCCAAAAGTCTTCCAATCTCATAAGTGTTTGCGGCGAAATTATCAAAGAACGGACCAACAATTCGTGGGTCTAAAGAAGAGAACCCCTGTGTGAAATTATCTTGTAGAGTCTCACCAGGATCTTTCAAAACTTCCTTCATGGAGTTGTAAGCAGACATCACACCAATGATTTGATCAAGTGTGTATGCAGGATCATCCCGTAATACGCCACTTAATCTATTTGTGTGTTGTTGAAATCTCTGAAGTTGGGTATTCATTGCATCTAAATTTTGATTCAATTCGCGAAGATCTTCGGTCGCTCCACTAAGCCCATCAATCTTTCCAATAAGATCATCAAGTTCAGGACCAAGGATGTCAAAAACCTGTGTGAGTGGATTCCTCAATAAGTTTCCTGCCATAAAGTCGTTTATGAACTTTTTGGCACCTGGTGGGATTAGACCAGCAACAACGCTGCAATTTGCAGCACTGAAAATACTCACACCCGTTTGAACCGAACTAAACGAACTCATTTAACCAACCTCCACATCGCTATGGGATAAAAGAATATGATTACAAGATGCAACATCACCGGTTCTACAAACACCAAAATCCTCAACAAGGACTGACGTAAATGACGTGACCATTTTTGCTTTTTCGTGTTCATCTTCGTCGTGGGATGAAACTAAACTGCCAAATCTTGCCACGGGCATGTCATTCACCAACACCGAGTATGTCCCCGTCAATACGACACCACCACCAACGTAACTTCTACCAACTAATCCGACGTTTGGCATTAGAACTCTCCCCCATCCAATTCAGTTATGTTGAATCCTGCAAGGAGTTCAAAACCGGATTCATAAAAATAAGGCGGTATACCCTGAGTTTGCTTTTTGCAAACATAAGTGAATCCATTATCAGTGTAATAAACCACATCACCTACGTTGTAGATTGTGGTTATATTGAATACGCCTTTCCACACTAAATGCATCTATCAAACTCCCCCAAATGGGTTTGGGTAAACGCCAGGAATAATAAATGCATCACTAGCAGACTCACCTTTTCTAGAAAGGCAATTCAATTTAATACTAGTGGTCTTACCAGAAAGTGCCAAATCACTACCAATTTTAGTTTTCAGAATCACATCACCAATAGCAGACGACACAACAAACCCACCAATTCCATAAACCTCATTGACACAGTTTCCCATGACCTTTGTGTATTTGTTGCCCATTATTGTTTCGCGGTAGTCACCAAGAACAGAAACATCCCATGTTCCATACACAATAGCCCTAACATCTTTTAAGGCTTGAAGATTTACATTACCATCAACTTGAAGATTTAGACTTCCACCAGGAATGCTACTACCAACATAAATGCTGGCATCACCATTCACGGTTATTTTTGCTGCTCCATTTATATGAACAAAATCACTTCCTGCTATGAGTTCATAGTTGTTTCCAACAATCTTTTGAACTCTTGTTCCCGATGGATTACCCGCAAATCCATTTGCAACTTCTTCAAATGATCCACCAGGATGATATGTGTGATGTCTTTCTTTACCCGACGTATCGTCCCATTCTTCCACCATACCCGACGATGTTGCAAAGACTTTATTGTTTGGGTATTGTGGATTGTATGGAGTTTCTGGTTCAGACCATCGTTGAGTATCAAGTGCATCCCATGCGACAGGAATTAACTTCGTAGTCCCGCTCTTTTTAGATTCAACGATAGTTTTGTCTGTGTGTTCACCCGTAGCAAGAAAATTGACATCGCTGTGTTTTGCATCAACGTATTCTTGTGTGGGGTATTTTCCCGATGGATCGTTGAACCCAACCTTCTTATCTGATATTTCTTGTGGTATGCCACCAACAGAAAACATCACAATCGGTTGTTGTGCGTTGATCCCATCTCTGAAAAATCCAAACACATGGGTTCCCGTCAAAAGTCCAGTTGGAGATTTTCCAACTCCACTTATCGACGCGCTAGTGATGTCTAGCAGTGGATGCGCCCAGGGCAGATCTTCGGTTGGAAGATTTTTCTTGTTTTCGGGGTGATATCCGAAGATGCGAACACGAACTCTACCGAGTTTTAATGGGTCATTTGTGTCTTCAACAACACCAAACCACCAAACAAATCCAGTCTGACCCATTATGTTCATCTATCATCGGTTCCTTTCAGAAGTTCCGAAGTTTTCGTTACCCCATCTTTCCCAATCAAGGAGTTCTTCCTTGGTGTAAGGCAACTTCCACAACTTTTCTTCCGTTTCTCTTGGCGTAATTACCTTCTTTTCGGTTTCTTCCATAATCTAACTCCATTCTCAATACTATTACTCAAAAGCGTCGGGGATTCCCTTAATCAACGAATCCTTAGCCAACTCCAACGTGGTGTTGTATCCGACTTCTCTATTTATCATGTGCTTCATAGAGACGATGATGTATTTGCCACTCAAAAACATGTCTTCCCAATCCTTTTCATTGGTGTCGAGGAATCCTATTTTCGGTATCTCAAAATCAATGACATCCAACAACCGAAGTGTGGAGTTTCCATTTACAAGCAACGACAACTTAATCGTGTTGAACTGCCGAAGTACACTTGCCCTCTCACGAAAGTAATCTTGTGGGGCATCGTTATCGAATATTGAGTTCACCCTGTTGGTTTGAACTGGTAAGTAATTAACGAAACCAAGTTTTGCATTGGTGAGTTCTGTGTCGGCAGAAGATATGAGTTTGTAATCGTTTAGGTGATATGACCTATCAAACGAGTTGTGATAATCATATTCATAGTAAGACATCTTTTTAGTTGTGATGTCGTGGGTCATCAGATATCCCGAATACATCCCCGTCTTATATTCCATCAATCTATCAAAATACGAAGACACATTGTAATCTTGTACCTTTTCGAGAAATCGATTTATGTTAGAAATATTTACAGGGTTGTTTGGTTCGTATCGGTATGTCATCACAGGCGGTTGAGTGGATCTCCCAACCATGTTGGCAAAATGAAATCCATCAACGTCCTCATAGAAGACAAAGCATGATGGACCTCTACCATTTGACGGACCTGGAGTAAAGGCTCTCTGTGCTAACCAGTTGATTGAGTAGATTGGTGACCAGTATGGGAATATAAACTGAAAAGGCTTGTTGTTGGTTTCATCGATGTTGATGCCAATAGAGCCTTTGAAGTTTTCATCGAATATTTCTTTGGCTATTTTACCTATCGATCCTTTTTTAGAACACGATATCTTCCTCTTACTGTTGTCATATTGAACCTCTGAAATAAACTGCATCTTATAGACTTCAGACTTTTCATTGGTGGTTCTTGATTTTCCGACAACAGCAAAAACTCTACCTGTTATGTTAACGGGTTCCTTTGCACCTTTTGTTCGGTATGATAGTTGGATTATTTCATTGCCTACAATCGGAACTACTTCGGAGTAGTTTAACGTATCAACTATCGTCAACTCACCAATCATCTTGGTGTCGAAGATGGTTTCATAAATGACAACTTCGATAAACTGCGGTATCAAATTTATAGGCTCACCACCCTTAGCCGAGGTGATTAGCAACTTGAGCAGTTCATAATCGTTTTGCTTTGTATAAGCCTTTTCTTCTTTTGCGATATTAGGCATTTCTCAAAAAGTTCTCCACGTCTCTGTTTACATCTCTGAGATATCTGCCATCAACAAGAACTATATTTCGCTTCTCATCATTTTGTGATATCTCGTAGTCTCTATTTGTAACGAGTTCATTGGTGTAGTCTTCTAAGACGTAACGTCCAAGCGGGGTTGCACCGAAAGTAAAACCAAAACTTGAAGCCGACAAAAACTCACCATGAAGAGATGATGGAACTCTTGGATCAAGTATTTCACCATCCGAGTTTTCAAAGTGGTGTGCTGCATATGGTGACTCTATCACTTTTCCTATTCTGGCAACGTAATAAGTTGTAACACCCAACGCATTGGTGTTTGCACCAGCAATGTAGTCTCCTTCAGCAGGAATCCATGCGGTCTTCTGTGTGAAGTCCATCACTAGTCTGCAATACTGAGGATCATATTCTACGACTCTTGCATTCATCAAAGAACTTTGAATAGATGGCTGTAGGCTTGCATTGGTTTGCGTGGTTGCATAGACAATGTCATTCGTTCTAAAAGAACCTTCAAAGGCTTTTGTTCCACCGACATCGGTGAGAAACAATGTATAGCCGGGATATTTTTCGTTGACGTAGTTGTCCAAAGAATTTGATGACAAAACCCAATCGTAGTATGGATTGATGAGATTATTAAGACTCATCACCACCCAATTCATATTGGAGTCTTTGTAGACACGATCTGCCAAAACTTCTAAACGATCTGTGTCGTTTATAGTTACATTGATTGGGTATGCCCCCTCATCAATTACGGTTTGCTCTACCTTGAAACGAACCGTGATGTCGGACATCTCACGATAGCCATATGGAGTGATGTAATTTACTCTTGGTAGTTTATCGTACATTTTAGTATCCGTGTACTATGTGTTCGTTCGTCAACTGTTCCATTTCTTGGAATCCAAGTTCAAGACGAATGAATGCTGGCTTTGAATCGGTGAAGGTCTTAAAATCACCGGCAGCAGCATAATCCACATTTATTGATTGGAGTGCTAGTCTTGGTAGTTTTGGTAGGTTGTCGTTTATCACAATCATGCCGCTTGGTTCTTCGATTGTAAAAAACGACATCTCAAACTCCGCTGGAAATGTGAAGAAGTGTCCACCACCACCCTGAAGACCAGGATAAGCATGATATCGAAGCATTCGTATGATATTGAGAACCGTCTCCGCTTCCTTTTCATTTCGTGGAGCGAAATCGAAGGTGAAGTTGTGGCTACGAGTTCCGACATCACGGAACATCATTTCCCTTCTAGGATTCTGAACTGTTCTTTGTTGTGCTGCTCGTATAGCCCCCGCATTGATTTCCTGCAAACCTTCATTAATAGCGTTGCCGACTGCTGGTACCGTAGAAGCAAACTGTCCTATGGAACCTATGGTGTCCGCAATTCCTTTTCGCGCAACCTTCTCAAGTGCAGCAGACACAGCACCGCGTTTTCCTGTGAGAGCATCTAATACCATTTTCGATGTTCCCATTTCTTCTTCGGAATAGATCAACTGATCATTCACGGAAAACTTTTGTGGCATGTAAAGGCATATGGTGTCTTTAGACTTCACGTTTGCATTGTTGAATCGTCTATTTGCTAAGAGAATATTCTGCTCTTCGCGCGGACGATTGACTGCTCTACCCGAAGCACCTCTACGATTATAGTTTCTTGGATTTTTGTTTGCTTCTGCAAGGTTGTCTCTTATCGATGCTTGTCCGTAACTAGCAAAAAAATCTACACTGTTTACAAAAGCATCTTTTGCTGCATTATAAGTGGATTCTATTACACCAGCATCACCAGCACCTTGAAGCAATCCTTCCAACGCACCAATATTTTCATCTGATGTTAGTCCAGAAGATCGCAAACCTTCTGATGAGAAAATTGCTTTGGAGTACCTATCTGCTTGTGCTTGTGAGTAGCCAGCCCGTATGAGGGTATTGTAAGTTTCTGTTTCGTTATCTCCAATCAACCAACCCTGTCGAGCCTCACCCGCAAACTGATTTCCGCCTTTAGCCAAAATGGAACTTGTTACTTGATTGTATTCTCTGGTTGAGAGACGAACTTCATCGGATGTTCCTTGATAAATATTAAGTGTGATGAAGTGTCTAAATCTTCGATTCTTACCCAACTCTTGTGGGTATACGAGAAATGATGGGATTCCAAGTATTGCGTTTTGTTGGTCTGGATCTATTTGAATGCGACCATTTTCGTCGGCTCCACCAAACTCAGAACCCATGTTTCCTTGTGATGATGTTGCATTGATGAGTTCTTCTAATGATCGATCACCAGGACGGTAATATGATGTCTTTTCTTTGGAGCGCGAGTTACCACCAGCCGCACCGAGTATGGGATACTCAAGTTGGTTTGGAATCGTTTGATTTTCTGTGTAATATAACTTCTCTATGTTCTTTCGTTCAGGCATATGGTTAACCGAGAAAACAAGTTCCTACAGGGCGTATTCAGTCCAAAGAACCCCAAGAAGTATAGGGGTGATCCCACAAAGATTATGTATAGGAGTTCGTGGGAGAGAAAGTTTATGGACTATTGCGATTTGAAGGAATCCATCGTTGAGTGGTCGAGCGAATCAACAATCATTCCATACCACTACGACCTCGACGGAAAGACCCATCGATATTTCATAGACTTCAAGATTGTCGTGCGAGAGAAGAACGACATTCTACAAACGTATCTGGTTGAGATAAAACCAAAGAAACAAACTCAGCCGCCAAAGCAGCCGAAGAGAAAAACCAAAACTTACATGTATGAGTCTTTTCAGTACGTCAAAAACCAAAATAAGTGGGATGCTGCAAAAAAGTATGCAGAAGTCAGAGGGTGGAAGTTCATTGTCTTGACTGAAACAGATCTTGGAATCAAAAACTAATGCAAAATCAAAACGAGCCAATGACCCTCAAAGTAATCTTTGAGCAACTTCAGGCAATGAAGGACGAAGATTTGGATTCTCCAACGGAAGACCAAGAAGTAGCATCATTGCGGTGGTATGAGCAATATACAGTAGAAGCATATCGAGAAATAACAGAGACGAGCGAGCGTTCATACAAAGACAAAGAACGAATTTTACGAAACAGCATACCCGAATACTACACGCCAATTCAAAAAGCGGGAACCATGTGGTCTTTCTTATATGAAGCAGACAGCGACCGTCTTCAGTACTGGGACAGGATTCCGTTAGTCTTGAGAATGATCGACAACAAAGATGATATCAACACTTTCATGGGGATGAATCTCCACTATCTCTATCCCCGTTACAGAAAGGTTTTGCTTTTGAGTTTGTTGCGGCGAGTTACGGGTGATTTGGAAAATGAAAATGCCAGAATAACTAAACTGAATAGCACATCGCTGTTCAAATTTCCTGATAAATATGGAAGAGCCTGTATTCGTCGCTACAAATACGACAACATTCGAAGAAAACCTATTCGTATACCACCAGAACACTGGCTCAAAATGATTTACCTACCAACATACCACTTTGTTGGCGGAAGACCTAATAAGGTGTGGGCAAAGACTTATGAAACAATGAAGAAGATGGGATTAACAAAAAGGTAATCGATGACGCAGTTTCAAGGAACCAACAACCCCAACCCACTATACGTTCCACCCGATCTAGCAGCAAAAAGCGCACAACAGGCTCTAGAAGATTTGGGTCTTCGTGGTTCTTCTATTCAAAACTCAAATCCTGTCACAAACTCAATCGAATCGCAGATTGCCCAAACCAACGCTAGAATCGAAAAGTTTTACGATGATCTCATCAATGAAACTGGTGGTATGAAATACCGCGATCCGATAACGAGTAATATCTCGCGACAGATGGCACATATTGCGGATATGAACTTTTACTCAAGACCAACGAGGTTCTATTTTGAAATAGAAGGTCTTGGCTGGCCCCAAAACGAAAGACTTGTTCGCAACTGTCAAAACACAGTAATGCCCGGTCGTGCATTGCAAACACAGCCACTAAAAATCTATGGACCACCTGTAGAGTATGCATATGAAGCAAACTATGCAAATGAGTTGCAAATGACATTTCGCGTAGGTGAAGATCTATTCGAACGAGATTTCTTCGAAGGTTGGATGGGATCTGTGTATTCCCCGATGACGGGAGATTTGCTCTATCCAGACACTTACATGACAAACATGCGAATCTACCAACTCGACCGAAGAGATCTCAAAGTCTACTGCACAGAACTATACAATGTGTTCTGCAAGAACATATCTGACATAGAACTATCAACTGATGCAACGGATCAAATCACGACGATAAATGTCACTCTTGCTTATTCCGAGTATCAAGTTGTTGGCAAGAGAAACTTCCCATACTATGTCAGAAAAGATCGCGGTGAAACCGAAGAAACAACCACGATTCGATCCAAAATTCAAGATTCTATATCTCAAGCAGAAAAAGTACACCAAGTCCGTCTTGATCGTGGTGTCCAACGTGCTGGTGATATTCGAAATGAAGTTCGGCAAGCATTGAATAGAAATAATTGATTGACCCTTTCAACAATGGAGTAAATGATGTCACTACCAACACTTGGAATACCAAAATACAGAGTAACAATACCTTCTACGAAGAAAGAAACGACATTTAGACCGTTTCTAGTCAAAGAACAGAAGGTTCTCTACATGGCTCTTGAGAGTCAAGATGATAAGCAGATACTTGATGCCATGTGCAACATCATACAATCATGCGTTGATGGTATTTCAAGCATATCAAAGATGCCAATGTTTGACATCGAATACTTGTTCACTAAAATCAGAGCAAAATCTGTGGGTGAAATTGTCGAAGTGAAGGCTAAATGCCCCCAATGCCAAAAATCGAACGAAATTTCGATCAATTTGGACGAGGTTGAAGTCCAATTTCCAGAATCCATATCAAACAAAATCATGGTAAGCGACAAAGTCGGCATCGTCATTCGATATCCATGCATCACCGATGCTCGCTCCAATCTAAACAACATGAGCGTCGAGGAAGTTTTGCACTTTGTGGCTAATTCGATTGAGACTGTCTTTGACGAAGACAACGTATACACAAGAAAAGACTTCACCGACGAGGAAATCCAAAAGTTTGTCGAGTCCATGACGAACAATCAGTTT